CATCATTACCACCTCGCAGAGTTTCTACCAACTCCCAATAACGACTCATCTCCATGTATTGACGGCTTGGTGTTGCTACAGTAGCAACACCAAGCCGTCAATACATGGAGATGAGTCGTTATTGGGAGTTGGTAGAAACTCTGCGAGGTGGTAATGATGCTATGCGTGCTGCTGGGGAGAAGTACCTTCCTCGTCAACCCAAAGAGACACAAGAGGCGTATAAGCAGCGTCTTAACATGACGTTTCTCTTCAATCTCTACTGGAGGACTATCCAGTCTGTAAGTGGCCTCGCATTCATCAAACCAATATCTGTCACCAATGTACCCCCGGAACTTGAGTATCTTGAGTTCAACGCAGACGGTACTGGCCGAAGTATTACTGAACTGGCTTATGACATGACGATTGACTCTCTCCAGTATGGCAAGGCACACGCTCTTTGCGACTTTCCTACTGTTGAGACGGATGAACTCAGCCTTGCAGAGTTTCGTGCGTCCGGATTCAAACCATATTTCACAGTTGTTTCACCTCGGAACGTCATCGGTTGGAGGACAACTTCTGCACCCGGCACACCAGTCCTTCAGCAAGTGAGGGTTACAGATCACAAAGTGGCACCTTCAGATTATAATGAGTACGCAGAAAAAGATGTGTTCTACGTCAGGGTAATCCACCCAAGTTTCACAGAGATTTATGAATATGATCCTGAAATGAAAGACGCCACTTACGAACTGGTCAAAGTTGTCGAGAATACTCTTGGGTACATTCCACTAACAACTGCGTATGCAAATAAGACTGATTTTATGGCTGCACAACCTGCAATGTATGACCTTGCTCAAGTTAATTTGCGACATTATCAGTCATCTTCAGATCAGAATTTCGCACTGCATTTCTCACGCGTGGCGGTAATGTTGGGAACTGGGTTTGAGTCTGACGAGTTGGAAGGTATCGAAATCGGGCCTAACCGTATGATTGTTTCAAGCAATACTGATGCGAACGTGAAGTATGTGGAGCATACAGGCAAGGCTATTGGTGCAGGTAGACAAGACCTTCAAGACTTGGAGACTCAGATGAGCCTTCTAGGTGCAGACCTTCTTGTATCAAAGGGTGTCAGTCGAATGACTGCTTCAGCCCGTCGACTCGACCAAGCTGAAACGATGTCGGTGTTGCAACTTGCGTTGCGTTCTATTGAACAGTCTATTGAGCGTCTTTACAAAATGGCTGGTGATTGGTTGGGTGTCGATGCTTCTGATGTGAGCGTGAACATCGGCGAGGATATGTCCACAACCACTGATCCGAACCCTGTAAACTCTCTTATTTCCTTCTATAAAGAAACTGGTCTTATGACAGAAGAGCAACTTCTTCAAGAAGCACAACGTCAAGGTATTCTCTCCAGCTACTTTGAATTGGATGATGACCGCCCTTCACAACAAGAGGGTTTTGGTGAAGACCTCTCATCCGAACCTGTTGAAGAACCTGTTGAAGAAGATATTGATGAGTCTCTTGAAGAAGAAGAGGAAGAAAATCAACAACAATAACGGGTTAATGAAACAAACTTAACATTACTATTGTCGTACTTGGCGATTGGGAGTTATTAGCAAAACTTTAAATGGCTTGTTAGCCTTCAGTGTGAACACTCCCACTCACTCAAGCGAGATGCTTGATAATGTATAGAATGATTTGCAAATCACATTTATATTACTTATTCGAAGGAGGACGAGATGTCCGAAGAAAATACTCAAGAACGTGACGTTCAGAAAGATGCTACTACCGATCATCAAGAGGCTTCACAAGAGTCTAAGCCTGAGTCCAAGGAAGTGAAACAGGAGATTAAGCAGGCTAAAGATGATAATAAGGTGGATGTACGAGAGCTAGAAAAGGCTCAAGCACGTATTCAAGAGCTTAATAAGGAAAATGAAAAGCGTCGCTTCCAAGTAAAAGAATGGGAAGAACTTGGCGTTGATCCTGAAACTGTTAAGAAATGGCAACAGGATATTAAGCAAGCAGAAGAGAAGCGTAAGCGCGAAGAAGGCCGCTTTGAAGAACTCCTGCAAGAAATGCGTGAACAGACTGAAGCTGAAAAGCAGCGCATTGAAAGTGAGGCGCAAGAGAAGCTGAGTAAAATGCAGTCTGCCGTAGAGAAGCATCTTGTTGATAAAACTATTGCTGAGACTCTTTCTAGTGAAGGCGTTAAAGCACCCAAACTCCTCAGTCGCTATATGAAAGATTATGTACGCACTGTTGAGGAAGATGGGGAATATAAAACTGTCGTTCTTGATGATGATGGAGAAATTCGTACTAAGCGTGGTGGCGCTAAATTCACTGTTGATGATTTCGTGAATGAGCTTAAAGGGAGTGATGAATTTGCATCTGTATTCCCAGCGCCTAAAGTGAGTGGTACTGGTAGTGAGGGGACTTCAAGCCGTCCTGTTGGTAATAACGTCCCTCGCAAGCCTCGCTCTCAAATGAATTCAAGGGAAAAAGCAGAGTTCCAAAAGGCTTACGGGTTTGAGGAATACTACAAACTCCCTCTGAATTAAATAAAAAGATAGCTGTCTTTAGTGGAGAACATTAGGGGCAGCTAACCTAACTTAAGAAGGCCGTGATGGCTTTTGTCAGAGTAACCCTAAATCCACTAGCAAACTTGTAATCCAAAACTGATAGGAGACTTATCATGGCTAACACACTTAGCAATTTTCAAATTTATGATGTAGAATTTTTCGGCGGCATGACTGAGACTGTTCAACAAAATGCCATCGAAATGAACGGCGGTTCTGCTGGCACCATTCAAATGGTTTCTGTTAACCAGCGTGGCGAGTTTGAGCGAGAGTCCTTCTTCTCCAACGTTGATGGTCTTGTTTCCCGTCGTGACAACACCTCTATCGCTGATATTAGCGATCTGGACATGGCGCAGGGCGAATTTGTTGCCGTTAAGCTGAACACCAAGATTGGCCCGGTTGCCAAGACTCTTGATAGCTTCAAGAAGATTGGTGAAGACCCGCAGGTTATGTCGTTCTCTCTGGGTGCTATGTATGGTGTTGATATCACCCTCGACTACCTGAACACCGGCCTTCTGGCAGCTACTGCTGCAATGGAAAGTGTTGGCGAAGCGATGGTTCTTGATATTGTTGGCTCTGCTGAGACTGAGAAGAAGCTAACCTATGAATATCTGGTTCGCGGCCTGGCTAAAATGGGAGATCGTGCGAGCAGGGTAAAAGCATGGGTCATGCACAGTAAGACTTACTATGACCTGATGGAAGGTGCTATCACCGACAAGGTGACTAACGTTGCTGACGTTGCTATCTATCAGGCAACTATCGGCTCTCTCGGGCGTCCGGTCCTCGTGACCGACTCTGATGCACTTATCCAAGTGGGCGGCGCAGACGGTCTTTCTGATGATGTGTATCACGTTCTCGGCCTGACTGAAGGTGCTATTCAGATCAATCAGTCTGAAGATTCCACCATTTACAGCGAAATCGTAACTGGAAAGGAGTCACTTTTGATGCGCCTGCAAGGCGAAACTGCTCACACCGTTGGTGTTAAAGGTTTTGAGTACACTGGTGGCGCTAACCCCGATAACGCTGAACTGGGCGCTGGCGCATCTTGGAGTTATTCTATGCAAGATGCCAAGAGCGGTCCTGGCTTTATGATTAAGGTTAACTAAGACTTGACTTAAAGCGGGTTCAGTGGTAAGGTTAAGGCAGGGCTTCGGCTCTGCCTTTTTAATTACCACTACGGAAAATCATATGGCCAGCAAACCACTGACTACAGAACAATTTATAGAGAGGTCAAAGAAAGTTTTTTCCAAACGGAGAATTTTCTTATCACTGCACTACTTATGTGAGCGGAAGGAAGCCTGTAAATCTTTTCTGCAACAATTGCAAGCATGTGTGCACAATATCGCGTGCAGAAAGTCATTTAAATTCTAAATCAGGTTGTAATCTGTGCTATAAGGAGCGTAGGACAAAAACTATAAAAGATACCTATTTTCATTTTGACCGCTTTTTGGGAAAAGTCTAAAAATGCTCATGGGGATAAGTACGAATATGATAGGAGTTCGTACACGGGCATGAGGGATCATGTTCGTATTTGGTGCAGTACGCATTGTAAGTGGTTTTGGCAGCAAGCAGGCCCACACTCATTAGGTCATGGCTGTCCCGACTGCGGTCGAGATGTTCATAAATACTCTTCTCAAGAATATTTTGAAGTGGCTAACCGAAAACATGGCTACAAGTTTGATTATAGTGAATCTGTATACAAAGGCTCTAATCAACAGATAACTTTTAAATGTCCGATTCACGGGTATGTCACCATGAATGCAGGTAAGCATGTTAAAAGTAAGTCGGGTTGTAGGTTATGTGCGAACCTCAATAGATTTGGAGGATACTGTGAAGGTACTTTTGCCAGGGATGAGAATAAAAGAAAGTAAAAAGGGGCTCTCTATTTGATGCAAGTTGACCACCCAGATTATTCTTTCATTAAGATAGGGATAACCAGTGATCCGTCTTGTAGAAACAGGACTTATGATTTGAAATCACACCTTCAGTGCGAAGTAAAAATTCTTTCAAAAGTGGAAGATGAACTCTATGGTTGTTATCTGCTTGAACAACACCTCCATAAAATGTTTTGTTCGGACAGGTTTAAACCTGCAAAGCAATTTGAAGGGCACACAGAATGCTTCACAATGCGAACGAAAAACGCTTTATTGCATCTATTTGAACAGTTGTAAAAACCAATGAGGAGAATTTAATGCGACCACAACGACTGATTTCTTTTGAAAAAGGTAAACTTGATCTTGGTGATAAGTATATCGTCCAATACGGTAAAGCATCTTTTTATGAAAAACCTCGTCCCAAGTTTGATCTAGTCTATGCGCCCTCTCACCCAAAGATTGAGGCAGATTATGAAAAGATTGGTAAGAAAGTATATCGCCCTTCGCAAGAAGATGTCAATCCTGATCCAATCACTGATGATCAACCTGTATCTCCTCCTAGTGTTTCGGAAGATGTACAAGACTCGCAAGAAGCGGTAGACGAATCTCCCGTCACTCTTGATGATTTCATTTCTGAAGATGTAGTGAAAGAAGATGATGAGAATGTTCATTTCTCTGAATTAAAGTGGCCTAAACTACGCTCTCTCGCAGCATCATTCTCAGACGAGCCTGTTATGTCTAAAGAGCAAGCTAAAGAAATCCTTGCGAAAGCTGAGGCTGATGGTAAGCTCTAATAAATATATGTAACAATTGCCTACATATTGTTGTCAATATCGGGGAGCCCTTAACAGGGTATCCCCATTTTTATTTATGAGGGCTTAAATATGTATAAGGAGATATCATGGCATTAATTGTAGAATCCGGTGAAGGGATGGCAACGGCTAATAGCTATGTCTCCGTCCAAGAAGCTGATGATTATATTGCTCTAAACTTCCCTGAAGATGATAAATGGGGATCTCTCACTACTGAGCAAAAAGAAGTACAACTGATTCGTGCAACTCGATTCTTAGATACTATGGTGAGGTGGGCTTCATTCATTAAAGACAATCATCAATCTCTAGCATGGCCTCGTGAGCAATTCAAAGATTATGAAGGAAGGATTATCCCTGATAACACAGTCCCCACTCTAATCAAAGATGCTCAGATTGAATTAGTATACGAATCCCTTTCCAACACTCTTACCACTGAAGCCATTAAATTGCAGAGTGAGAAGTTTGGTGATACGACTGATTCCTATGCATCTCCTGTCACAGTTGGTGGAAGTGAACTCGTTAGGAATATCATCAAGAATCTTACCTTCGCTGGATATGCTAGGAGTCGAGCTACTGTTGTTACTCGGCATAGGGTGTGAGATATGAAGACATCTCACGTTTCAATTAAAGGATGTTCATTATGACTATTCTCAATAACCCCTCTGACTATCGCTCAACACGATCCTATCAATTCCCCCAAAGAATTACACGCTGGAGGCCGACTGGAACGGACATGTACGGTAGGGCGTCTTACTCCGTAGAATCGTTTCCAGCACGTTTTCAGCAGACGAATAGGCTGTATGTGGACGAGTTTGGCAACAACCAACGCTCAAGGGGAATTGTCTATACCATGGGGGATGATCTTGATCTTAAAGATGTAATTGCTCTTGGGGATCACACTGATGAATCTCCTATTGCTGGAGCATTTGAAATTAAGGTTAAGCGTATTCATTCTAATCAACGTGGCACTCGTACTGAGTTTCGCTACATCTTTTAAGGGAGGCGATCATGCCAAATAGTTTTGCAGCAGATATGGCTGAATATATTGTCTCTCAAGGATTAGCGACATTTAGTGAATCTGATACTAACCTTCCTTTGATGAGAATTGGCGCTGAACCTGAAGTCCAAGATCGCACACTCATCACTCTTTACGACACTGGTGGCCCTCCTTCAAACCCTGCTTGGCAACGTGATGAACCACGTATTCAAGTGAGAGTTAAATCTAATCGCCCATTTGATTATCCAGATGCTTATAATTTACAACAATCTGTAAAAGACCTAATCCTTGGCATGGATAGCGTGATGCTTAATGGTACATGGTATGTCGGGATTTGGATGCAAACTGATATTGCCACACTAGCTCAAGATTATAACAATCGAATTATCCTAGTGGCAAACTATCGAACAGTGAGAGAGTACGATACACCCAATAGAGGGTGCATTGAATAAAGGCTGTAACGAACATTAGCGAGATGTTAATGTCTCTTAATCAGCAATTGCTAAAGGTGTCACGATTCAATTTCTGTACAGAAACAAGGAGATAATTATGTCTGCTAAAAGCGTTCGCGTAAGCCGTAATGGTACGGATTGGTATGAGCTTCCCGGCTCTAGTGCTGATCTGTCCCAAGATAGTGCAACCGTTGATGATAGTATTTTTGGTACTAACTTCTCATCCATCCAATCCACTCTGATCACTTGGTCTATTTCCAGTAATGGTCTTTTCAAAGGTCGCCCCGGTTATAAGGCTCAGATTAAGCGTGCTGGTACTGCCACTGGTTTCACTGGTGAGGCAACCACTGAACAGGGTGGTATTTATTATATTGTTGATCGTACTAAATCCCTCTGGGATCACACTGCTGGTGTAACTGTTCTTGATGGTGCATCTGAAGTTGACCCTAGTAATATTGAATTCATCGACTTCCTGAATGGTGGTGTTAAGTTTGTTGATGGTTACCCTGTTGGCGGCTCTATCACTGTCACTGGTGATTACCTCGGCACCTCTCGCATCTGCTTTGCTAACACTTTTGATGTAAGCATGTCTGCCGATGTTGAGAACGTTACCACTCTGTGTGATGCTGGTGATAATGGTGGCTTTGCTGTCCATCAGTACAATCAACAATCTGCTGAACTGAGCATGGATGGTTTTTACAATGATGGTAGTGATTTCATTGATGACCTCCAATCTCGTGATATTGTGATTATTGAGATTGATCCTGCTGGTGATGGCTCTGTCACTCACCGTGGCTATTTCATGGCTACTTCTCACAACCAGTCTGGTGATGTTGGCTCTACTGAAACTGAGAGTGTCACTTACAGCCTGTATGTACCGGAAGGCGTTCCGCGTCCCTTCTCCACTTATGTGAGTGGTGAGAGTGCCCTTCCGAATGCTGTTCGTGAGATTATCCTCGCATGGCAAGATCGTGAAACCCTGTCCATTGAGTACACTCCGCAAGACTCCACTATCACTCGTTCTGGTGAAGTCCTTGTAAGTGATTGCTCTCTGTCTGGTGGTGTTGAAGCGATCAATGACTATTCCTTCACCTTCGAAGGTAGTGGTCAGCTTTCCTAAGTGAACAACAAATCATAATGTAAGTCATAGGGGAGTCCCAATAAAATATAATAGGGGCTTCCCTTTTTAATACTATTGCAAAATGGAGATTTAAAACATGGCAAACCTTCGTAAACTGCTTCGTGATGCCACCCTCGGCAAGAAAGCACAATTTAAAGAAAAGACTATCAATCTTGAAGATCAAGACTTTGTAATTCGTCAGCCTAATCTTCGTGATCGTCAGGCGCTTATTGAGAAGAGTCGTAATAAGCAAGGCGAGATGGATATGGTAAGTTTCCTTATCCAATCTGTCATTCTCTGTACATACACTCCTGAAGGTGAGCGAGTGTTCGAACAGGAAGATGTTGATGCAATGCTCAATCTTCCCGCTGGTAGCTTTGTAGAAAAGCTGGGTAATGAGATTGCAGAACTGATGGCTGTTGATGAGGAAGCAGAAGTAAAAAACTAAAACGCTCCCTAAAGCAAGACTCTTACAAGCAAGCTGTATATATCGTGGCAGAGAAGTTGGGAAAGTATGTTCACGAGATAGAACAAGAAATGACGATTGAAGAGTTACATGGATGGATTGCTTGGGAGCAATTTAAGGCAGAGGAAGAAAAGAAAGCTGCTGATAGAGCTAAAAGGAAGAAGCGTTAATTATAAGAAGCCTCTTGGAAACCCCTTGGGGCTTTTATTTTGTCTCAACGTTATAACAATATCACTGTCTACTTATGAAGTTATTAAGGAGAGTGTTATGAAGACTACTCGTGATGGTGCTGACATAACAGCATTTTTAAAAGATATTGAGGGGGGTGTCAGAAGTGAAATACGCTCCTTAGAGGAAGAAGTCAGCAAGACTGTAGCTGATGATATCTTTACAAAGTCTCAGGAATACGTCCCGAAAGATACTGGACAATTAGCAGATTCGGGGCAGGTTGTTAAAACTGACAATGGGTACTCTGTGCAATATACAGACTGGAAAGCCTTTCTAGTTCATGAAAACCACGATCAGGCACTTCCACTTGATGCTAGGAATGGTCCTGCATTACATGGTGCTGAAGGTAATGCTAAGAA